TTCTTGGAAGGCATAGCACCAACCTTCTTTACTATCTTCTACAACAATGATATGTTCTGATTGATGTAGCTGAGGTACAACAGGTAACTGCTGAACATACTGGTTTTCACATGAGAAACCTACACCAGTACCGCATAGTAGAATGTACATTGCTTCATCGAAACAACGTGGATGGTCTACAGGTAGGTAGCTACAGTTATAAGCAGCTACGTGAGTCCTGCGGAGTGCCTCACCTGCAGTCATAATTGAGCGCATTGAGGGGAGGGTACTTAGTGATTTAATTTCTTGGTTTAACATACCCCAGATGCTGTCTGTGGTATCTAGTTTATCTGCTAATTGTTCTTTAAAGAAGTCTGTCCAGCGGTCTGCTGTTTCATCCCAGTTTTCACGGCGCTTTTTCTCAGGGAGGTAGCGAGCGTAACGGGATTTAGCGATAAGTTCTTGATATGAGTTCATGATGTCCTTGTTAGTGTTATTGTACGGTATTAGGTACCGACTAGTTGTGAATCCATAACCAAAGGATTACTAAGATGAGGATAGGTATTAGCAAAAGAAATACTTTGAGTTGTATACATCTTGGAGGTCAAGACTACCTAGCTCTGGTTGAGCAAAAGTGAATGATTCTTTATTCTCCATAAGAGTTTCTTGTAGGGTGTTGAAGAAGTTATCTGTATCGTATTGAGCTACGAAGGTCATCTTAGTTACTTCCTGAAGAAAGTCCACTTCATCAGCGTGAGTACTAAAAGAATCATGAACCGCACCAAAGCTACCATTGAAGCCAACAATAGTATTAGCCATGTGAGCAGCATCATAGGAATGTACAACATTAGGGCTAATACCCGAAGCGAAACTCCTACGGCATGGTACTTTTTCCCCAGTTTCTTTATTGAGGACATCCACTTTGATAACGTGCATGATACGACCATCTTTATTTCCCACAATACCCTTGATCGTACCTCTCTGTTTGCGTTCGTGCTGTAAATAAGCTTTGTAAACCACAGGAAAGCCAGAAGGAGTATGCCAAGAAATATTGTTTCTTCCAGAGTTGAGTTCATGTTCAGCAATCTTTTGTAAGTATTTAGTTGTCTTTAAAGGACCAGCACATACACTGTTGATTGCTTTAATAAGGTTACTTGCTAAGTCATTACACTGATCTTGATCAATGTTATACTTAACAGTGAAGCCTTCCACATGACAATCATCATACATGTTCTTGGCGATACGTTGTTTACCAGCTGAGTAAGCACGAGTCATAGAGCCTCGTTTAGCAATACCCTTACGGATATGCTTCATAGGCATTTGCTTCTCTTCAAACCAGCTAGGCATGATGGTGATAAGTTCTTTAGCAACAGCTACGTAGAAGTCTTTCTGGATAGGAGTAGGTACTAAGGACACCAGTGTACCTGCTTGTTTATCTTTAGACATAGCTGCGAGATGCTGCCAACCATTATTAGAACCATCAATAGGGATAGGGAATCCTGAGTAGTACTTCTCACCTTGAGACGTAGCACGTAGATAACCTGTTACCTCATGACTACACGCTAGCAAGCTATATGGCTTCTCAGCGGATGTATCAATGACCTCATGTAAGCTAATTGACTTGATGAAGTCTAAGTTGTTATTTACCCACAAAGCACGATCATCTAGAGTCATCTTATCGAGAGAGATAGTATCTAAACCTTCTTCCTTTAAATATGAAACGTAATCGGTGGTAAATCCCTGTTGCTGCAACTCATCCATGTTGAAGGATTTATTGTAGCATGCTGCTGTATGCACACATAACCAGTAGTAGCCTCGTTCAGTAACTTCTTTCTTGTTAGCAAACAGGAAAAGGGATCGGGCCAAGTCAGACCCTTGGAACTCCAGAAAAGATTCGGCGTAATATACTCGTCCACGGTAGTCACAAGATACCTCCTGATAGAATGTACGGTCACCTACTAACCTTGCCTTCTTAACTACTTGAGTGTACTCAAAGTATTTACTTAGCATACGCTGTAGCTTAGGGTCTTTCTTACCCATGAACTTAGTACCATCTAAGTGATTAAGTTGTTTAGGTAAGTTAAGGTTCTCATGGTGAATGTTATACTTAAAGATCTCACCGTTCTCATCTACTAAATCTAGAATCTCTGATGGATACGTATGCTCCATAGCCTCTAATACTGGTAGGTTTAACTGCCAAGGTTGTTGACGTAAAGTTTCTAAGCTAGTAATGAATGGCTTGCCTAAGTATTCATGAAACAAACGACTGTTAGTCCAGCCTTTGATGAATGATTCCTTAGTAAGATGACTATGTAAACCAGTGATAGGTAGTAGCGGTTCAAATGATGTGCCGATTAACGTGGGCTTAACATCATCTGTTTGGTTAACGATACGTACCATGTATGGAGCCTTACGACCATCATACTCACGGAAGATATCGATTAGGCCGTCTTGTAAGAACGTTTCAAGGAGAAGATCTCCGAGAGACAAGGTGGATTTGATGTTGTGTTCATCAGTACCAATAGCTCTTGCAATCCTTTTGCCGATAAGATCAGATGCGAAGGTGAGTTTAACTGAAGCGCTGTGCGTAGCATTCTTGTTACGTATGCAGTATCGCAATAGTGTATCCCATGATTCATTGATAAACCTTTCTAAGTCGTATTCCCATGTAGGGTGATGTGCAAGGAGACGCGCACCCTCATTAAAGATCTTATCTGAGTTTAATACTACCTTGGCTACACGTTCAGTAAGATATTGTGTTGGATTCATGTTGTTATTCGAAGTCTACGAAGGTTGTTTGTTTGAGACGGCCTGTTTTAGTATCATAAGAGGTACTACCACAGTCACCAGTGCGACCAGTAAAGCGGCACTTTAGAACACGGAGTTTGATTGTGTTACGGACTTGTTCTGTTTCAGCAATCATGTTACGGCAGAAGGCAATAATATCAAATGAGATTTGTTTAATAGAGCCTGAGCCTTTGATGTCATCGATGGAGGGCATGTGACCTTCCTCGAATGGCTTCTCACCTTTACGCAAGTGAGATACAACACCAAGCCAGATGTTATGTTTCTTAGTGATCTTAAGTAAGTCAGACATGAACGAATCAACTGCCTCGTTACCTGTCTTACCCTTAGCACCTTCAGAAACAGCAATAGTGATGTGATCAAGGATGATATACTTACAACCCATCAATGCGAGATGTTCTAGTTTATCAATCAATGATTCATCACTTACAGAGCCTTGATGATCGAGTAGTACTAAGCGTTCATCACCGAATACTTGTTTGAATGCTTCGTACTGTTCTTCTTCAGAGACTTCACCTGACTTAAGGTCTTTTCCTAGCTGCATACCAATGAACTTCTCTGCAGTATCACCTACAGACTCTTCTAATGATACCATACCTACCATGTCTTGTGTTTGATTTAGAACTTCTAACACAATCTCTTTAATCACAGTAGATTTACCTGAGCCAGTGCCTGATGTGAACAATACGATCTCACCTAGGCGCATACCCATGAGTTTATCATTGAGAGAGTTCAGACAGTTAGGGTAGGCTAATGAGACAACAGACTGTTTAAGTTTGAATTGTTCCCATACAGCTTCACCTTTAACTACGTCAGAAGGACTATAAGCTTTAGCATCAAAGATACAGTTCATCAATGCTGCTGAACCTAGCTTAGTTAGTACGTCACATGGATCCTTCTCAGGTAATGTAGCTACCTTGACCTTATCATAGCCAATGATCTTGGCAGCAGCTTGAGTAGCCTTCTGACCAGGCTCATCCATATCAAACATCAACACGACTTCATCAAAGGTACGTAACCATTCACGTTGCTCTAAGATTAATCCTGTTGCTGAGGCTGAGGGTAATGCTACTGCTGGATAGAATCGTTGGTACTTGTCGTACTGGGCTTGAGCGACTGCGAGTGCATCGAGTTCACCTTCTGTGATAATGATTCGTTTGCCTCCAGCAGCGACTGCTTGTCCAAAGAGTTGAGTTGTTTTAAAATCTCCGTGTATGATAAACTTCTTTGGTAGCTTTCGTTCTTTGTAAGCAACCACCACCCCATCCTTAGTGTATGGATAGAAATGGCTAGCCATAGTACCGTCTTCAGCGTAAGATACTTTAACGCCGTAGTGAGCTGCAACCACTTTAGTGATAGCTCGTTCTTGAAATCCTCGTGTGTCATAGTTTTTAATTTCCTCTAGTGTGTGCATGTTGTAGTCTTCAGTGTGTGTTGGAATGAATGAGGGGTTAATAGGAGATGATTTATGACAGCTAAAACAGAAGCCATGTGTATCATCTTCTTTGTAACTAAACGCATCTGATGATGAACATTTAGGACACGGTGCGTGGATCCATCGGGACATTGTTAGTTCCAGTCTCGTTCTTCTCTGATCTCCCTAAGCATTTGTCTGCGTTGAGAGGCTTGTTGTTGAGTTTGTTTCTTACTCTTAAACTTATTTTTGAATTCGTCTTTTAATGAGACCTCATCCTCATGTTTGATTTCTTTAATTGGTTTAGGTTTCTTACTCATATGATTTAGGTTTTAGAAATTTGACTGCTCCGATGTTACCATTATACCAGAGACGTTCTCCATCAGGTGTTTCATCTCGTGATAAGACCTCACATTCCCATTGCTCTTTGACCTCGCTATAGGTAAGATCTCCAGGGCCGATACACCATTTGTATATAACAAAAGTAAATGATTCAAGTCCGTAGTACTCAATATCATCAAGGAGTTCTCGACAGGAGGACTTATAAGATCTCCAGTCACTCTCTGTTCGAGTAACCCTTCTTCGCTTAGATCCGGGTATTGTCTTTCTTGATACACTGATTAGTTGCTTTCTTCCGATGTATTGTCTTCCTGTTTGGAGGTTTCCAATGTAGTAGATAAATCCGAATGCGTCTGCTGGTCGGTCGCTGAGAGGGAACCAGTGTCCGTAGTCGTTGTCCATGTTAATCTTTCCTTTAGTTCTTCCATGTTGAGAGGCCGTAAGTCATCTAAGCGTTCTCTCATGTAGATGCAGTTAGCACATTTGAGAAAGTTATTTTCCCAGTTTTCTGGTTGCTTCGCTTTCCAGATGTCAATAACCTTATTCCACAGTAGGTTATTAGGTGTATCCTTAGTGAGCTTAATAGCTGTCTTCTCACCGATACCCTTTAAACCTTGGATGTTATCAGTAGCGTCACCTGTAAGTACTTGCATCATCAAGAAGCGATAAGCTTCAGAGTCATCCATAAAGTAAAACTCTTTCTTCCTAAAGTTGTAGTGCCAACCTGGAATACAGTTAAGGTCTTTATCGATATGAACTACTACATAGTTCTCTCCAGCATCTAATGCTTCTTTAGAGTAGATAGAACAGTAGTCATCAGCCTCACCGTTAGTACCTTCAGTACAGAACTCTTTAGCATACTCATATAGCTTATCAATACGTTCTTTAATCTCAGGCTCGATAGTATCCTTACGAGTATTCTTATACTCAGGGTCACATACATACCTGAAGTTATTAGAACCCTTCATGAAGATGAATGCTTCATGAGAGTCTGTTGTATCGATAACGTCTTTAATGAAGTTATCAAGAGCCTTCTTAGCTAGTGCTGGTGAAGGTGTAGTGAAGGCGATCTGATAGATGATACTGTCTACATCTATGATTACCTTATCGAAGTTGCGTTCCATTAGTGAACCTCCGCATATGTTTTTCCTGTGTGAGCGTCACCACCCATACAATTAATACCAAACCATTTCGGAGCCTCAATGAACGCCTCAATAGATAACTCTTTTACTTCCTGTTCATACTGTTCAGGAACCACAATAGCGAATTCATCATGGTAATGTAGAGCGAAGTAGTGAGGGATTCCACGTTTACGCATCTCATCCTGCATATATACTGCTGCAGCTTTACATGTGATACCTTCTGTTGTTTGTAGTACATAGTTTAATACCTGATGAGCTGAACTTACAAAGACTAAGCGACCATCTAAGCCACGAACGAACGCACGATCTTTACCGAAGGCTGCTTCAGTACGCTCGAATTGACCTGTTAGTTTGTCTCGGAGTTCCTTGAGTCCCGGAATTGAGTTCTCAAACTTTCCGATAGCTTCTTGTCCCACTTTTGGATCTCGCTTTCCCGATAGGATAAGCCCGAGTTTTCCAGCACCACCGCCAAATAAGAAAGCATAAAGGAAAGGCTTAGCAAGCTTACGGCTAACACCCAAAGCATTGGCGTTTCTAGTGTGCACGTCTCCATTAATTACCTCATTAGTAAAATCATCGTTGTTAATATAGTGGCATAGACCACGCATCTGGTTACCAGCTGAGTCAGCACCTACAATAACAGTACCTGGCTCACACTGTAGTAAGCCACGCATCTCTTTACCGTAGATAGCATCAACACTAGGTAGGTTAGCAATCACTTCATGACGACAACGGAATGTTGGAGTACCAATAGTCCACATACGACCATGTAAACGATTGTCTGGTGAGTTCTTTACTTCCTCAATCCAGCCTTCAAGAATACCTTTACGAGCACGTAGTGTATAGTAAGCACTAATCATCATAGCAGTAGCACCAAGAGGTTCTAGAGATGTTTCAGTAATCTTAGGTGACTTGTTAACGAACTTACCATTGATACGTTCAACGTTCCATTCGTCAGGCTCCCATCCAATAGAGTACAGATAGTCCTTTACTACTTCAATGCTACCTACTTTACCTTGCTCATAAGAGATACGGCAGTAGGGACCATCAATAGGGCGATCTTCTTTACCTGACTCTTGTGTGTAGCCAAACCACTTGACAGTAGACGAGGTATAGCAACCATCCTTACGCCATGCTGGTGTTTTAAATTCATCTACCTTATCCTTCTTGATACATCGTAGACCAATAGCTGGCTCTAGTACTGCTTCAATACGCTCCATTTCGTTGTTCATTCGGGTCAACAGAGTCTGCGCACCAGCCATATCAAACACCCAACCCTTAGTACGGATAGCTGCTTCAATAGCTGCAAAGCGATTCTCTACCTCAAGACCTTTACTGTATAGAGGGAACTTACCAATGATCTTCTTAGCTTCTTCTACTAAGACCTTGTATACTCGAACGTTTAATTCAACGTCACGGATACAGTAGGTAAGCATCTCCTTAGTGTACTTATCCCATTCATTGAACTCTAGCTTAGGGTAGTTTAGTTTACCACCCCAACCTTCGAGACCATGCTTGTGATCACGTTTGAATTGATTTGTCTGGGACATTACCCATGTATCAATTACTTTGACATTATCTGGTAGCCTAAAACCGCGTACATGATCCAGAACAACAAGATCATACCCGATAATATTGTGTCCGAAGACAATATCCGCTGTACTAATGAAAGCAAGACCATCAGACAAAGAAGGTAAGTCAGAATCATAATCAGAGAATGAGTGTACAGTGCCTGTATCTGCGTTAACAGCTACTAGACACCAAATTTTATCTACATGAGGCATGAGACCATTAGTCTCGATGTCTACACATAACCTTAGTTTAGTCATAAGAGTTTTTCTGCATATAGAACTGTATAGAAATGTTCGAACACACGAGCTTCTACCTCACAAGGGTCAAAGAAGTATGATTCACGGGATGAGTCTTTATCGTACTTTACTTTAGGTACTCTAAACCCATCACGTCCTGTAAGGTGTTGACACACATGAACGAACTCATGGCACATGATATATAGGAACAACTGTTTAGTGAAATAGTTATTCTCCCATTCACTAAGGAATGGATCACGAATTTGTACTAGGATACGACCGGGTGCATCTTCTCCACAGATAGTTAACCCCATGTCTTTATCCTCATCAGCATACTCAATACAAGCAACACTGATTTTGTAGGGTTGATCCTTTACTTTAACATCGAATCGACCACAGTAGTCTTCGAGGATACTAAAGAATACCTTAGCGATCTTGTCTTCAGCGATAGGTAGACACGCTATTTCTAATCGTACCTTAGGGAACCGTTTATCTTTCCGCATTGATCTTCTTCCATGTTACGTTAGGTGATCCTAGTTCAGCAAGCTCTTCAGCCATTTGCATTACTAGTTCGTTATAACTATCAATTGTTTCTTCTTGTTCATTCATTTTCCATTGCATATATACATTGTAGAATAAAGAACATAAGAGGAAAAAGATAGTCCATTCTTCTGTGAGCATTATAATAGTCCTGATTTAGCTAGCCATTCAGGTTCAGCTAGGTAGGTTGTTGGGTTGCTATGGTTGATACCTACACCCATAGACCTTAAGAACGTAACACCTTCAGAACACTTATAGAGTTCTTTAAATACTAATCGTTTAATCCCTACGCTGTAGATAAGTTTAGCGCAATCAATACAAGGGCTAAGCGTACAATACAATGTAGAACCTAGTGTACTACTAGTAGTCCTTGCTACCTTAGCAATAGCCTGAGCTTCTGCGTGTAGTACTGTATTAGCTTGAGTATCGTTGTTAGTGTTAGGAGGGGTACCATTATAAGAGAAAGAGATGATGTTACCTTCCTTAACAATTAATGCACCGACCTTACGGTCTTCTGCATAAGACTGTTGAGCTATAAGATCAGCAACTTTAAGGTAAAAGATATCCCAATCAAGTTGACTTTTCATTTTGTGCCTCACAAAGTTGTACATAGGATTTTTGAATATCAGAAATGATATCCATTAAGTTTATTAAAGCATTTTCTTCAATAAAGTTTTTAGGTTCAGGTAAAAGCAGAAGTAGCTTTATAGCACCCTCTGAGTATTCAACCATCATTTGTAGTATTCCTCTCGGGTAGGTGTATCAATACCCCCACATTTAGGGCAGCGAGGAATATGTTTACTCCAAAATAAATAGGTGTAATAGCATTTACTACAGGTATAATGTTGTTCGTTCATTTAAGTACTCCATGTAGTTTATCCCAATGATTGTAGTTCATTAGCTTATGGTCATATGAGCGACCAATAGCATTACGATCTAGTTCCCATTGGTTAGATAGTAAATCAAGCATACACTTGAGTT